GTGGCGAGTATTTTTGGTATAAAGGGAACACAGATATTTAGGAACGGAGGAAAAAAATAATGGCTAATCCAAGATATAATAAACAAGTAACAAACAGACGTGGCGCTATGGGCGGCGGCATGATGAAGAGAGGCATGTACAAGAAAGGTAGCTTTCCTGATATGTCTGGTGATGGTAAAGTTACTCAAAAAGATATTTTAATTGCAAAAGGTGTAATTAAAAAACCTGGCAGCAAAAAGAAAAAAGTTGTCAAAAAAATGAAAAACAAGAAAAAGGTAATCGGCTAATGGCTGGCAAAGGTTTATACGCAAACATACACGCTAAAAGAAAACGTGGTGGTAAAATGCGAAAGAAAGGTGCAAAGGGTGCACCTACAGCAGCTAATTTTAGACGAGCCAAACAAACAGCGAGGTCTTAATGACAAAACTATGTCCAAGAGGTAAAGCCGCAGCGAAAGCAAAGTTCGATGTGTACCCAAGCGCATATGCTAACGCCTACGCTTCTAAAATCTGTGCTGGTAAGATTAAAGATCCATCTGGCACAAAAAGAAAAGATTTTAAAGGTCGTAAGCCATCTGCAATGGGTGGAAGAATTAAACTAGCTGGTGGTGGTTTAAGAGAAGCTACTGATAGACTAAGAAGACAAGGTCTTAGAGGTGGTGGAATGTGCAAAAAAGGGATGAATAAAAAAATCCTTAGAAAATAAAATGGCAAAGAACGGTCTTGATAAATGGTTCAAACAGAAATGGGTAGATATTGGTTCCAAGAAAAAAGGTGGAGGCCATAAACCATGTGGAAGAAAATCTGCGAGTGGATCAAAAAGAAAGTATCCAAAGTGCGTGCCTGCTGCAAAAGCAGCAAGGATGACAGACTCTCAGAAGCGGAGTGCCGTTGTAAGAAAGAGAAGTAAAGCCCAAGGTGTTGGTGGTAAACCAACAAATGTAAAAACATTTGCAAGAAAAAAAGCTGCTGATGGTGGTTACATGGGTAGAAGTATTAGAGGCGAATATGGTGGTGTTAATCTATCAAATCCATCTTACGTAAAATATTATAAAGGCATGTTAGATTAATGAGAAACGATTTTCAAACAAGAGAACAATTTTCTAAAGGCACTATGCCTGCTAGAAATAAAAAGAACTTTAGACCTACAAAGTCTGGAGCAGGTATGACTCGAGCCGGTGTCAAAGCCTATAGAAGACTAAATCCTGGCTCAAAACTAAAAACAGCCGTGACCGGTAAAGTGAAAAAAGGGTCAAAAGCTGCTAAACGCAGAAAATCATACTGCGCAAGATCATTAGGTCAGCTCAAAAGAGCATCAGCAAAAACAAGAAACGATCCGAACTCACGTATCCGTCAGGCAAGAAGGAGATGGAAATGTTAAAGAAAAAAAGAGCAATTAAAAAAGTCATGAAAGGTTTGAAAAAAGCCTCAAAAACACATGCTGCTCAAGCTAAGACATTAAAAGGAGTTCTAGGTGGCAAGAAAAGATCCTAAAGTAGGCACTGGTAAAAAACCAAAAGGTTCTGGGAGGAGACTTTATACTGATGAGAATCCTAGAGATACTGTATCAATTAAGTTTGCAACCCCTACAGA